TTAAAGGATGTCCGCCTCCTCCTGTCTTTGCTGTATTATTATAAATGTTTGCACTATAATCTAATACATTAGGATACTTTGCTTTCATTTGATTTAATATATGACCAAATACAAACGAATCATGCCATTCATCTAATTTAAAAATACCATCTTCAGCTTCTTCATAATAACGTTCGAATTCGTCTAAAAATTGTCTGCACATTCTATCTTTAATATTTAAACCATAAAATCCGCACTCGGGCCAGGTTAAAGATCCTATACCCCTGCCTACATAAGTTATCCATTTATCTCTTGGTAATAAATTTTTAATTTGTTCATAACTCCAAGTGCTATGGACAAAAGTATCAGCATCGATCCATACTATCCAAGTAGCTTCAGGATCTTGACATTCTTTAAATACAGAATAAACTTTGTTAGCAAATCTAATAGCATGCCATTTAAACTCTTTATGATGATCACGTGGACGTCTTTCAGGCCATGGACATTTGCCATTTGCTTTAGGTACATCTTTCCATTTTTCTTTAAATGCTGTTAGTTTTGTTAATTCTTTTTGATCTTTAATAGTAATTTGTTGAGGTCTAGGATTACTTGGTTGACAATCTTCAGCATAAACTATTAATGGAATATTATTATCAACACGCTCTGCAAAGCTATTAATAAATCTTTGACCGTACTCAACTAGTCCCGGTCTATGAAATGTAGTTACAAATTTAATGTCTGACATTTACCATCTCCAAGGCAACATACTAAGGCCTATTAAGTTTAATACAAATTCTACTACAACAACAAATACTAAACCACCACCTATTTGCCATGCCCACCATTTCCATCCTGTAAGGCTCCGCGACCATTGTGCAAGTTTACTGTTATGTGCTTTATCATATGCACCAGTTTTATTACCAATTTTTTCTGCCCAGTAATTACCATCTAATATATTCTTTAACATTATAAATGGCCACATTAGAATTTTTAATATTTTCATTACTCTTGACCTTCATCTTTATTCTGTGTATATTTTAAAGCAGTTTTGCCTTTGTTCCGTTTTCCTTGATGGAATACATTTGTTCTTTGCCATGGCATTGCTTTATGATTTGGACACTTACATTGATATCTAAATATGGCATCGCATTTTCTACAAAATCTTGAATTAATTCTACCATCCATTATATAAAATTCCTCATGTGTTGCCATGCTTCTCCAGTAAGTAAATCTCTGAAGCTCCAGTGGCATTGTGCTATGTTATTAATCCATTGTTCTCTATCTTTTTTCTGTAGGTTGTTTATGTCAGCTAAGTTAGTATGACATACTTCTGATACTTGACTTGCACTAGGATCTTCCACTATTACTGGAACTCCTTCAATTACACTTGCTACAGCCGGACTACTATTATAAACTATTGTAACCATGCTTTTTGCTAAGTCGTGTTCTATACGAGGTTCAAAACTAATACGTACATTAGGTCCGTGAATTTGTTTTGTATATTCAGGAGCCTTTTTATCGCCCGGGTGCGGTCTAACTATAATAGGTCGTTGACTGTATTGTCTAATATCTGCTATTTTACTATTAGCCCACTGAACAACATCTTTACCTTTCATTGACCAACCACCATTACGTTGTAAGCATAACAGAATACATTCGCGTTCATTTATTGACCACGGTTGTAAAGTAACACCTAGGTCTCTTTGAATTTTACGCCACTGACTATCTGTTGAATTACTATTACAATAATTCCCAGTATCATTAAAAACGCCATTAAGACTATATCGTAAATAATGATGTGGTTCGTTAGTTACTGCTTTATATAAAAATAAATTACTATCTGCTGTTATAAATGCTTTATTTCTTGTATTATTTGATATTCCTCTTCTAAGTTGTATATGTGGAACATGAGCACTTCCTTCATGTATAAAGCCTTGCATCATCGCAACATCACATTGTAACAATTCAAACCCATCATAAACTAGACCATTATCACCGCATTCTCTTACCCCTGCAATAAAGTTACGTATAATTTGCTCTTTATGATTATGCTTTAAAGGTTTAGTTCTAGTCCCTGGTGGGATAACTTTTGTGTAACCAACTACTCTCATTTTATTTTACTCCACGCATATCCATTTAACATCTCGTCATACGTAAATTGATTATTAGCAAGGTAACGACAAAGCCATGTTAATTGTTTACGGCCTGGATGTTTTACAAATTCAATCTGGTGTAATTTTGTTTCGCAAATATCTTGAGCACAATTAGGGCCTAATACTATTGCAGGTGTTCCATAAATCATTGCTTCTAATGAAGCAATACTATTAAATGTTACTAAACAATGTACATCATCTTCTAATGCTTGTTCCATAGTTTGTGTAGAAACCCTAGCTTCTCTACTAGGTTTCTTTCTAATTTCAACTGGTCTTTGTGTATGCTTTTTAATTTGCATAACAGTATTTTCAATCCAGATATCTAAATCTAATTCAAAATATTTCATTACTTTTTCACTAGGTGGAACTAAAAGAATTTTCTTTCCAGGTCTAACATCTTTAAACTGTATAGCAAGACGCTTCCATCTTTCACCACTATAATGTTCGGGAGCTTTTATTAATAAATTAGCATCAAGTTTTCTTTGTGCAGTTATATCATCATCACCTGGCTCTTTTTTATTATCTTCTAATCTATCTCTAGCTGGCATATGAAGATTTTGTAATGCGTTTTTAACTATTCGATGATAAGTTTTCTTACCATTAGGATTCATTGGGCTTGGATTATTTCCAATATAGCCTGTATCCATAAAGTAAAAATCTCTACCTTCTTCGATACATTTTTTAATAATTTTAGTTTTACCTAGTCCTCTTACTAGGATTGGTGTTTTATCATTCCAGTCTAAATCATCTGCTCTAATATATTTTCCACCAGACCCTAATGCCATAGCCATAACAAAAGAATCAACTAATCCAAATGGTGCTTTTTCTTTTTTCTCTACTTTTTTAATTCCGCTATCGACACAAATTAGGTTAGGTTCTTTAACGCCTTCAAATGCTCGTGTTACTGCATTAACGGCATCTTTAGCCTGACCTGTTGCAACCGCGGCAAGTATATGATTAACTAAATCTTTTAATTCAGGTTTCAAATGTCTGGGGTCCCACTCCATTTTTATTTCCCTTGCATTGTTTCTGCAAGTAAATCTTTCCAAACTTGATTATACTCACAGTCTCGATAATTTTTAAACCAAGGCCCACCTTCTGTATAATGTAATGCTTTAGGTTTGCCATCTTTTGGTTCTTTATTCCAACCAACTAACCAATTCCACTCGGTTGAAATTTTACCTATTTCTTCATCTTCAAGCCATGCAAATCTATGTAAATATTTTCCTGTTGTGTTAGGATTATTAATTAAATCAACTGTAATTTTTTGATTACTTGGATGTCCACAGTTCCATAAGACTACTGAACTCCAATTTTTTCTTGGATATTGTGATTGTACTCGCCCATCCATCTTCATACCCGGTGGAGGATTATGATCGTGTTGTACACACATAACTGCATATTTGTCATCAGCTAGATCAAATAATTTTTGTACATCTTCTAAAAATACAATATCGTCATCACAAAATAATGCCCAACCTTTATAATTCATTAATGCAGGAACAAGGAATCTTGTAAATGTAAATTCAGTTGAACCAAGTTTATCAGGTTCTCTCCAATACAGTTTACGTTGTCGTAAATCTTCTTGTGCTAATGGTTCAACATCAATATTGTTAAATCGTTTAATACTATATTCACATACTTGCCATGGTATGTTACTTCGGGTATCATATCCAATAAACACTTTATTCGCTATTAATTCCCTAAGTTGTGCCTGATTAGGCTTTCTTAATTGTCTTAGTCCTTTTGTACTCATGATTGTTCCTTTCTACAGTAAATTGCTGTTTGGTCAATAGTATGTATCTTCATAGTGTCTCCGAAGACGTCATGAAAGGCTTTTTTACTACCTTGCCAACTATTATAGTCATCAATTACACATATACCACCTATTGATAACTTAGGCCAAAGTACTTGTAATTCTTTATATGTACTTTCATACCAATCAGTATCAAGCCGAAGAAGTGCAATATTAGTTGGTACATTTCCCGGATTCTCAAGTGTTTTACATACGTCACCAACAACATACTTGGTTTGATTTTGTGGAATAAATGGATTTATATTTTCAACAACTTCGTTTAATTCTGCTCGACACCATTGGTCATAACCGTTTTTTGCTTTAGTACTTTGGTGTGCAAATCCATAAGAACCATCAGCATTGATCCTATAATCATCTTCAGTTGGTGAAGTCATACCTTCGAATGTATCATACAACCAAAACTGTCTTTTACTTTTTGTATTACCTAACCAAGCACTAATTATTTGTCCGCCTTTATAAACACCACATTCTACTATAGCACCTTCAATTTTTTCTTTGTCTAATTCTTTAATAGTACGAAACGTATGTAAAAGTCTTTCCCCACTTGTCATAGTATAAGGTTTACATACGTTTAGCATGTTCCATTCATCTTCTGTAAACTCTTCTCTATGATCTTCGTTCAATATCATCTTCTACGCACCTATCACCGTATTGTACTTCTAATATATGACACGGTTCTTTTGTTTCATTACACCCTTGATGCCATTGCTGTTTGTTAATTCTAATTGTTTGATGTTCTTTAAACTTTCCATATTCTTCGTAATCAGATGAAACATTTATTGTATTCATTGTACACGTTCCTTTAAGAATATACCAATGTTCTGATCTATCTTGATGACGTTGCATACTTAAACTTTTACCAGGTTCTATTACTAATTCTTTAACTTTGTATCCTGCTTTGTCGTCTAGTACTCTATACCATCCCCAGTTACGTATTGTTTTAGGATTCTTCCATTCTTCTAATATCCAACTACTAGAATTTTGTTTAACTTCACCACCGACCCCAAAAACAAAATCTACGTTAGGCCATTCATCCATTTCGGGAATATTTTCTTTAGTTCTATCTCCACCATTTGCAAATATTATTTTTGATCCTATTGATGTTGATGCAATTAATTTAGAAATAGCATTGTTGGCTGTGTCATCTTCGTCATTAAAGTCCATAACCCAGTCAACATTTTTTAAATTTTTTACTATTGCAATACGTTCTTTTAACGGCATAAACGCACGACCTTTTTTACGTACTAACCATGCATCAGAATTAATTCCAACAACTAGTTGGTCGCCTAGTTTTTTAGCCGCTTCAAAATAAGCTATATGGCCCGAGTGAAGTGGATCGAATCCACCGGTTACTAATACAATTGTCATTACAACTGTATTTAATATTATCGGAGAGAAGCTTGTATATAATTGATTATTGTTTCGGGATCAGATACTTCGTATGGATCATCGTCATTACCTGTTTGATTAAATCCAGGTTCAACAAATGCTTGATCAACAATACCGTTAATAACATATAGTGAATAACGCCACGATCGTGGACCAAATCCTAAATGTCGTTTGTTACAACTAACGCCTAATGCTTGAGAAAAGTCGCCATTACCGTCTGAAAGTAATTTAACATTTTTAATACTAAGACTTTCAAACCATGCATTCATAACAAACCCATCATTAACTGAAACACAATATACTTCGTCTACACCTAGACCTTTAAATCTATCATATGCTTCGTCGTATGCTGGTAATTGTTTGGTTGAACATGTTGGTGTAAATGCTCCAGGTAAACCAAATATTACAATTTTTTTCTTAGGGAAAATCTCAGCAGTAGTAATTTTTTGAAAGTCACCCATTACTCTATTAACAAAAGTAACATTAGGTATTCGGTCAAATCTTTCTATTTTTTGAATAGAGCCCGGTAAGGCAGGATGACCTGTTCGTTCGTATTTGTCTTTATATGCCTTAGCATACTCATCAGGAGTAGGTGGTCTTGTAGTTTCGTTTTCAAATGTTTTATCAGTACTACGATGATTACCGCCGTATTGATCTTGGATTTGTTTTCCAACATTAGTGTCAGTTAGTTTCATTTGTATATTTTCCTCCAACGCTGATCATATATGTTCTTGTCGTTTTCTGTTAGTACATATCCGGGATTGTTTGCTAGTTTTATTGCTAAATCCCTTAGTTCTATTCCTTCTTGTGTTAACTCTGCATCTGGTACATCTTTTAATGCATTTAAGTATTTCCAGCTCAAAGTGCCCCCTCCTTATAGTCTTGCGTCTTCCATTCCAGCAACTCGAAGCTTCACTATATTAGTTAGTTGCCATTGCTTTTGGTCTAGAGCTTTTGTGACTCCCAACCATTTATTTCGCATTAGTGCGAATTCGTTAATGATTTTTTCATAATCAACTACATCAGCTTCGCCGTCAACATACTTTTCGACATCACGACTGCTTAATGCTCGTTGATAATTTTCTAGATATTTTTTAAAAAATGAACTTCTTAAACGACGTAATTCAATATTTAGGTATTCTAGTATTGCTTCAAGCTCTTGAAGTTGATTAAAACGTTGTTCAACTAAGCCGGGCATTTCAGCCGCGGCTTTTTCAACACTACCTTTAATCCGTATTTCAGCTTTTGCTTCTTCAAGCTCATGTTCAAAATACCCAATTGCGGCAGGTATCTTACTAATATCTTTAGCAACGTCTGAATACCAGCCCATTAATAATCCTCGTCGTCGCTATCGTCATCATAATCTTGTTCTTCATCTTCAAGATAATAAGAAATAGCTTTATCTAGGTCATTGTCAGAACCCAACGCATCTCGAAATGCTTCATCAGAACACCCAAAATCTGCACATAAATCAACAAACCGTTCTGCAACGGTTTCCATGCTTTTTTTATCAACATATTCTTTAAAGCATTGCCAAATTTCGCTGACATGCGATCCACTTTCGATCATATAATCCTTACTCCTCTATGTTAGTAGTATCTTCAACTTCAGATTCTTCTATTTGAAAAGAATCGAAACTATTCATAATTATGTCTAACTTCTCTCCTGACCAGTCTTTTCGATATTCAAGAGTTTCCTTTCCTGTCGAATCAGTGTATTTAAGTCGATTGCCTTGTTGTTTTAAGAGCCCTTTCTTCTCAAATAAATCTACTAACCCCGAGTATGGATCCATTCCAGTTTCATATGGAATTTTAACTTGTACGCTTTCAAATGGTTTTGCGTAACGTGTTTTCATTATTTTACAAGCGGCTCTGATACCACGTACATCAGTAACCTTTTTGCCGTCTTCATCTTCTTTAAGTTTTAGCTTTTTCATTGCTATAACTATTGAACTTGCATATATAAATCCTTGTCCACCACTAATCTTATCGTCTGGATCAAACATATCTTGTGATGCGTAAGTATGATTAGTACATACTAGTCCTACGTTATGTGCGCCAATCATGTTAACTGTATTACGTACTAATGATGTAAGTGCTTTAGGTTTACGACCCATATCACCCTTCATATCACCTTTTGTAAATTGATCAACATCGGTTGGTGTTAGTAACATACCCAAACTATCAATTACGAATAGTATCTTCGGGCGTTCTTCTTCGGGCATTTCTCTGTAGTCTGTCATAAATGTGCTAATAGTTTTAGCAACATCATCAACCATACTCATACTTAATTTGAGTAATTTTTTGTCGTCGGTGTCTACATCTAATGCTTGTAACCAAGCTTCATCTAATGCATTTTCTGAATCAATCAGAATAACATATATACCTTGGTCTTGTGCGGCTTTTACTAAATTACCTGCCGCGATAAATGATTTTCCTGAACCTGATTCACCGGCTAGAACGGTAACCTTACCTAGTGGTACGCCTTTATGAAAGTCGCCACTAATAAGATAATTGAGTGCATAGTTACCTGTGCTGATCCAATCGGTTGGATCATGAAAGCCATGACTCATGCCGGTAATTGATTTTGTTAAGTTTTTACGAAACTTAGAAACGTCAAATGCTCTATTGGTCATAATTTCTCCTTTATCCAATTATTATAAGGGTGACTGTTTCCAGCCACCCTATATAACATTTTTAGTTGGTTTGACGTGAGCGGATCATTTTTAAAATGTCTTCCGCTTTGTTATTATCCGCCGCCGGTGCTACTTCTTCAGCAACTGCTTCAGTAGTAGTAGCTGGTGCTACTGCTTCTGGAGTTGGAGTTACTGGAGTTGGATTTGGAGTTGGACTTGGTGTACTTGCTTTAACAGGATCTCCTGTACGAGCTGACATTCCCGCTGGACGGAAATAGTTACCAAATTTTTCCATATCATATGCTTCACCATCAACTGATGCTTCAAACATATCTTTAATAGCTTGAACTTCTACTTCGCCTGGTTTCTTAGGTAAGTAATCGTTTAATGTAAACAAGCTATTTGTTTCAATAGCTGAATACTCATCTTCATTTAATGGACGCTCTCTGCGTGACCAAGATGAAGTTGAATAGTCTGCATAACCACCTTTAGAAGTTTTAGAAATTCTAAAGTCTACACCTGCGGTATAGTCGGTTGGCATTTCCTGCATATCAGGATCCATTAATGCACCCTTAATGATTTGGAAAATTTGAGGTCCAATAATAAAACGTCTAATTGGATTTTCTGGAGTGGTATCCTCGCTAAGAGGGTTATCAGTTACAAAGCCCTGAAATACATATGAACGTTTCTTCCAATACTTACGTCCCATATCTTCTAGGTTTTTATCTTTGAACCAACCACGTACTTCTGAAAGTACAGGGCACGTTTCGCCATACATTTCCATACATGGAACTTGTACTTGTACAGGTCGTGAATCAGTTTGATTCTTAACTCCTGCAAAAGGTAGTTTAATCATCAACCGTTCTTTCCAGAAGAAAGTATTACTTTCATCTCCGTCTGGTAAGAAACGAATCGTTGCTGACTCACCTTCTTTTAAATTCCAAAATGGGTAAATTGCGTTGTCGCCGCCGGAACCGCCTGAAGAGCGATTTTCTTGTTCTTTCAATTTTGCACGAATTTCTGCTAGTGTTGCCATAATTATAGCCTCCTTTAAGTTGTTTAAGCCTTCGTTGCTTGTGCCTTTAATAGTAGCACATAATATATATGTTACTATCTTTTACTTAGTAAGTCAAGTTCTTATTTGCCGAAAAAGTGGTTTTTACTGGGGTATACCAGCCAAATGTTTCACACGAGACATTTCGTCGTCTTGATTGTGAAATAATTTGTCAATCATTTTTTCTGCGTAAGGAATACTCTTCTCACCAAATTCTTTTTCTACGGATGTTAAAACTGCCGTTTCGCCTTTTGGAAATCTATTAGTAGTATAATCATAATAGCTTTTGATTAGTTCTTCTAGTCTTTCCGATGGTTTCTTTCCGTCATCTTTTTTGTCATCACGTTCTTTGCCTTTTGCCTTTACAATTTTTTTAAGTATCTTAGGATCAAAATATTGTCCTTTGTCTGGATGATCTAGTGGTGCCGCTTCTGCAGGAACTTCTGTATCTGCTGTATGGTCTGCATCGTCTGGGCTACCTAATTGTATTTGATCTATAACCTCTGGTGCTTTAGCTTCTATCCATTTCATTACAAGTGGTGTTACGTTAATGTCGGAATCTTTTTGTCCAATTTTACGGAACATTTCTTGTAATTTTGGATCATCAATAATACCTGCTAAACTTGAAATAGCATTTGCACCGTTAACACCTGCTGGAAAATGATCAGCAACCAATTCGTTAATTTTACTAATTGCTTGGCTCTTAGTTTCTTCATCACCATCTAATAATGAATTTTCAGCTTCACCAACAATATAAGAAATAGCTTTTTCATATTCTGCTACTGGATCAAATGCTTGTGGTTCTAATTCTTCACTAGTACCATACTCACTTTCGATATCGTCGATCATTCGATTGTAAATTTCTTCATGGTCATCATCTGGATGTAACCCATGCTCAACTGAAACGTCGTCGTACATATCTTGTATTGCTTTTTCAATCTCAGGACCATGTTTTCCTCTTTGGCCTTGATCTATTAATTCATAAGGATCATTGTCATTTGCAATTTTAGTTAAGAACTCATCAACATTCGATCCGTGACCTTCTTGTGCTTTATAT